CACGGAAGAAGCAATAGACAGGCAGTAGCAGTGAACTCCGACAGGGAGAGAGTCAACATGGACAACCTCAAGCGTGGTGATAGGGTTTCCGCCGTGGTGTACGGCCAGTCTCGGACGGGCGAAGTTCTGAAGGATCAGCGTAGTTCCGTGGTCTGGGTGCGTTGGATGGACGGCAAGGCCCCGGCCGGCATCGCCACATGGATGCATCGCGAAAGCCTCACCATTGCCGAGGGGGTGCAATCATGAGCGTCCGTTTCAAGCTTCGCGTGGACAAGCGGCATAGCGCCAAAGCCGACTATCGTTGGCTCCGCGCTTGTGGTTACTCCCGCCGCTATGCCTTTGGCGTCATCCTCAAGCGGTACGGGTGGTAGCCCCGACCCAATGAGCAAAGACGCTAAAAGATCGCGGAGACGCGTCGCCCGGGCCAAAGAACTATCGACCTTTGGCCAAGCCCTGAGAAAGATCTTGCGGCTATCCGAAGGCCCGGCCACGCCCGACCGACTTGACCACATCAACCGCATAGCCTTGCGAGCCCTAACGGCATATGCAGGGCGGCCCATGACAAAAGTGCCATGTCATTCAACCCCTGACGGAATGATCTACTACGACATCCCCGACCTTGTCGATATGGGCCTTATGCCCAAGCCTAAGTCCTAGTCCACAGATAACAGAGTCACCCTCACAGGGAGAGAATGAGTCATGAGAACTGCCCTTCAGCTTCTACTAGCCCTCTGCCTCGCTGTAGCGTCCGATCACTACCTGGCAGGCTCAGGAGTCAGACAGGCTGCGAAAGTCGTTGCCGTGGCATCCTTGGTGCCTTCAGAGGCATGCGTCGAGTATGGCGGCACGGACTACTGCGAGTGTCTGGCCCATCCGGATATCTGCCGGGCTGACTCGGCGCTCTATGCTCAGGTGTGGGGGAAACGGTGAGCGAACCTGGACGCATTCCTACGCCCGAAGCCTTGGAGCGCGAAGGCTGGAACACTGCGGCTGCAGGGTGGCTGGAACAAGAGCTTGCGCGCGTTCAGCTCGAACGCCAGGAACTAATCAATCAGCTAAAATACGCGATTCGCGAATACGAGAAGATCAGCGGCCCCGGCCCCGATGATGTATGCCACACGACGTGGGACCTACTTGCCAAGCTGGAGCCAGACTGGAAACCTTGACACCACGCTAGCATGGTGCTAGCATGAGTACACAGGGAAAGGAGTCAGTCATGAACGAGAACTTCGATATCGCCCGCCACCACTGCCTTACCTCAGTCCGCCTCATGGCTATCCAGATCATTGCCCGCGACCGCCGTATCGCCCAAGCCTTGGTTGAGGCTGACCGGCGCACCGAGGAAAGACGACACGAGATCCAGTACACCACCCAGCGCGAAGTGCGCGAGAGCAAGGCAGGGTGGTGATGAGCGCCACCCGTAAGAATACGCCGCGCACAGACCTCGAAGTGTTGTGCGACGAGTACAACGCGCTCCAATACCGTTTCGACGATGCCGTTGAGGTCCTGACGGACATCGCCGGGCAATGCGACGCCTGGCAAGCTGGCGGTGGAACCATGAGCGCCGGAGACTATCTTGCGCTGGTCGGCGCTCGCGTCCGCGCCCTGCTGAGCCGCCTACAGGAGGAGTCATGAGTTATCTCGACGACCCGAAACTCGAAGACGCGTCCGAAGTCGCCTTTCATGACTGGATGGAAGCCTTCGAGGCTAAACTGCTAGAGAACCTTCGCTTCGACCATACGGTCATGCGGGAACTGCGGTCCGCCTTCCACGCTGGCGACGACCCAGGCCTGAGAGCCGCCTGGATTACTGAGATCTACCTGTTGGGCAAGCGCCAGATGGCGCTAGAGCACCAACGCGCTACCGAGAACTACCTGGGTGCCAAGTTTGAACGCGAACAGGATAGACAGTCATGAGACCCACCCTCTCGCCGGCTATCACCGCCTCCCACATGGCTAAGTGGCTCGCCCAAGAGCTTGGCGTCCCAAAAGCCAGCCTTGCCGAGCGGTCCATGCTGCTGGACTTCCAACGCCTGGGTTCCTGGAACGCGGTCGAAGAGGCTTGGCGGAAACGGCTGGGACTGGAGGCTAGGCCATGAGCCCGGCGAAAGGCGGTGAGCCCCGCCTCCGCCGGACGACGCTCAGCCAGCGGCTATGACCGAGGCTCGCAGTCTGCTGCGTGAGCCCGAGGTGAAGCCATGAGCGACGCCCCGCGCGTCTCCGACGCTGACCTGGTGGCCCTGCTACGCACTAGCTACGCCGACTCGCCGCTGGAGTGGCTCCAGGCTGGCAACGTGCGCGGACTACTCGATGGCGCTGCCGACCGGCTGGAGGCCCTCGCGGCCCGCGTGGCGGAACTGGAGCGCGAACGAGAGCGCGTCAAAGAGGACCTGCTGCCGCTGCATCACGTTGCTGGAAAGATCGCGCCCGCCGAAGTGTGGGGCCAGAACATCGCGAAGTGGGCCGCTGACCGCATCACGGCCGCCGAGGAACGCGCCGCACGGCTCCAGGCTGAGAACGACGAGTTGCGCGCCGACCTCAAGCACGTGCAAGACACGACTGGCCGCGTGCCGGTGCGCCACGTCACCTATGAGGACGGCCCTGGCCTCACCTGGAAGGACGCGCTCGAAAAGACGCAGGGCAAGTTGGCAGCGGCGGAAGTCGAGCGGGACGGCGCTACCCAGCGCGCTCAGATGATGTTCGAGCAGAAAAACCTATTCCGTGACCGGCTGGCAGCGGCGGAAGCCCAGCGAGATAGGCTCACCGCCTTCGCCGAACATCGCGTCATGTGCGCCGGCTACCAGTGGGTCGGCGGCAGCGAGAGGCTGGAGCACTGCAACTGCGGCCTCCGAGAAACACTTGCGTGGTCGGTGCCTGAAAAGGACCGGAAGTGATGGGCCAAGTCCGATGCGGTTCCAACCGCCATGCCGAGACGCCGGCAGCATGGGCGTTAGCGACGCCAAGGGCAGGGGATGCAACGGCCCCCTGCTACGCCCGGACCTCTGGAGCGTTTATCACGGCGAGCCTGCGCCCATCTGCTGAGGGCTCGGCCGACCACTTCGAACTACGGCCCGCGCTCAGCGCCACAGACGGCGGAGTGACGCCCCCATGAGCGCGCGAAACATGCCCGGCGATGTCTGGGTACTCCAGTTCAACGGCAAGGTGGCGCATCTAGTTATGCGTCTGAGCCGCGATGGGAAGCGGGTCGTCTGGAAGTATGGTTTCTGCCGGCGTGCTGAGCGGCGCATCGTTGCCGCGTCCACCAAGGTCGAGCGGTGCAAGCTCTGCCTACGTGCTCCGGTTTATCCGCGCGCCCCACTAGGGGAGGGACCGCCCCAGTGAGCCGCCCGAGCGCGATTCGCAGTTTCCCGACGACGATGGACTTTGATGGGCAGAAGTATCACGAATCGTTGCTGCGTTCGTTCCAAGTACTTGAGGCCACAAAGGATTGGCTCCGGCTGGGCACCCCGCCCCAGGTGGTGCTAATGCTGATCGAGGAGTGCTACGCCAAGCCGACATTCGACTGCGAGTCATATCTGGTGCCGAGGCAGGGCTCCGGGGAGCTGGATCTACCTCCAAGGCCCACATCGTGGACCACGAAATGACCGGAAGGGGGCCGTTATGTCACGCCTTGAGGAACTAGTAGGAAGCCCGCAGTTCTTGATTGCAGTGGCCTTGTTGCTCTGTGTTTGGGGCGCGCGGTGGATGGTATGGGCCAAAGAGCGAATGGACGACTAGTGAGCCGCCTGGACGGCTTTCTCTCGCGCAAGCTGCAAGCGGCGTGGCCTGATGCGCTGGTGTTCCAGGACGAGGAGCCCGGTTACCACGCCCGCCGCGGCAGCGGGGAAGTGACGGGGCTGGGCAAGACGTTTCACGAAGCACGGCAGGCGGTGACGGCCATTGTCGCGGCGGTGAAGGTGAGGGGTGGAGAGCCGAATACGGCTGAGGTGCTGCGCCCCAAGCCGAATGAACCTCCCACGCATGAGGAGACCGGAAGTTGACTGAGCGAGTGAGTGACGCCCGCCCCACGGAGGAAGCCTAGCATGAGACTCCGCTGCTGGGTGGTGGTGGACATGGAGTACCGGCCACATCCGGTCATCGTGGAGGCCAGCGCCAGCCGCGAGTGGTGCGCGCAGGACGCCAGAGAGCGGAACGTGAACTGGGACAACCGGTATCACTCTAAGCGGAGGTTCCGAGTGTTCACCGCGTCAACCGAAGTGGTGGCCCGATGAGCGGTGACGCCCGCGACCTCGAACGAGCCAGGGAATGGCTCCGCGATGGCCACCAGGAAGCCGTGAAGCCAACGCATCGTGACGAGTTCACCGAGAATCTAGCGAAGTTCGTGGGGCGAGTCCGCGCCGAGGAGCGGGCCGCGACGTTCGAGAAAGCGGCAGAACTCGTACGCACCGCGTACTACGACCATCCCGGATGGACGCCTAACCAACTCGCCGCAGCCATCGAAGCGTTGCGGGAGCGGGCCGCAGGGACCAAGGGAGCCGACCGGAAATGAGCTACTACGGCGCGGGTAACCCGAAAATGACCGACGAGGAAAGAGCGGTAATCGAAGCGGCGGAGGCAATCTTCCGGCATCCACTGCAGCCGCATGCTGATGCCTTCGACCTTCGGGCCAGCGACCATAACCGCATGGTGGCCGCCGTCCGTGCCCTGCGGGAGTCCCGCCAGCCCCGCCCGCGCTGGGGCGTCGTATCCACCGGCTCCGTAGCGACGCTCTGCTACGGTGCCGAGATGTTGACCGTCTCGGGCGACGTGGCTGCAATCTCCGCGCTATCTGAGATGTTCAACCGGGAAGCCGAACGGGCCGAGCCATGACCGACCGCAAAGCGCAGGTGGCCGAACTGTTGGATCGCCTGTTCGAGTATCAGGATGCGCGGCGGGAGCTTCGCAAGTGCTATGCGGAGTGCGAGGTTTCTCCGGCTTATCATTGCCATAACAAAGCCGATGAACGGGATCGCGCCCTCGATGCGCTGGTGCAAGCGTTCGATGCCCTGCTTGGCCGAGCCGGGCCCGGAGAAACGTCGTGATGATTGCGATCCGTTGGTGCGATGGTGCAGCGCGACGGGAGCGGTGGACGCTCTGGCATTTCACGCGGGACGGGTGGCGCACTCTCTGCGGACGTGGCGAAGCTCCGCGTCGCAACGTAGCGCGTACGCTCGACGAGGTCGTTCGCCCGTGCTTCCACTGTGCGCACATCGCGTCGTTGCAGGAGCCAAGACCGTGAGCCTCGCTGTCGAAGGAGCGAGGTCGCCGCACTGGCGCACGCCGCTGACGGTCTACGCCGAACTGCATCGGGAGTTCAAGTTCACACTTGATCCGTGTCCCAACGATCCGGCATTCGATGGGTTGGCCGCTTCGTGGGCCGGGCATCGCGTGTTCCTCAATCCACCATACGGGCGCGGGCGGATCCAGCCGTGGCTGGAGAAGGCGATTTCCGAGGCGAAGGCGGGCGCGCTCGTTGTGGCCCTGCTACCGAGTTACACCGGCTCGCCCTGGTGGCACGACCTCGTGATCCCGAACGCGAGCGAGATCCGCTTCCTTCGGGGCAAGCTCCGGTTCAACGACACAAAAGGCGTCGCACCGTTCTGGAGCGCGGTGGTGGTGTTTGGAGGGGCTCCCGCCGAATCATGCTCTGCGCCTATGCGACCACGTCTGAGTACGGAACCAGACACGATGAGGCCAGAAGTTCTTGATGCTCAACAAGATGCTATGGGCGGGGGCGAACCCGGGGAGCGGACGTGAGCCGCGAGTATCCGAAATGGCTGGCTGAGTTTCTGCCACCGCGTGGGCCATGCGCTCTGTGCGGTGATCCCGAAGCCCGGCACCGAATGGTGGATGCGATCCGCGCCAGGGTGCGAGCGGGTGAGTCGGTGCGCTTCGTCGCCAAGGACTACGAGATGCCGGAGCCGTTCATTCGTCGCATCTGCGCTCGTAAGAGGATGCGGTGAAACGCTCTGGACCTCTTCCGAGGAAGTCCGCGCTGCGCTCCCAGTCGCGCCTCCGGCCGGTCTCCCGTAAGAGGGCCAAGGCTATCCCCTTGGACAAGCTGCTCCACCAAGTGGTGCGGCTCAGGGACGTGACGTGCCAGCTCCAGGCGGCGGGACTCGGTCGCTGCGGTGGGAACCTCCAAGTGAGCCATATCTATCCCAAAGGCCGCTATCCCTCGATGCGTTTTCGTTTGGAGAACGTTTTGCTGTCTTGTTGGAGGCACCACGCCAACCAGTCCTCCGACTCCTGGCATACGAACCCGCTGCACTACGCCGCCTGGTTCAACGCCAGCTATCCACGCCTGGCGCGACAGCTCGAACTCATGGCCGCCGTACCAGGCAAGGTCGATAGAAAGTTGGACCGGCTCTACCTCGAAGCAGAGGCTGCAAAGTACGGCATCCAGCCAGAACGCTTGAAAAGACCGCGTCATGACCGGTGAAGGCTTGGCGGTGTGTGCTTGGGCTGGCACCACTGCGGTCATCGTGGGCGCCCTGCTGGCGGTCGCAAGGCTCTGGGGTGTCGGACCGATGACGATGAATCACGAAGGACCTCGGCCGACGCATTGCCGCAAGTGTGGTGCGCCGCTGGAGAAGGTCATGGTTCAAGTTGGGTTCGATGCTCGCAACGGGTCGCAAAAGGTGGTGGCGGCGCTTAGGTGTCCGAGAAACGCCGTGCCTGGGCAATGGTGCGATTTCACGTGGTACTACCACTGGAGTACGGGTTGGGGTCAGGGCTGAAGGAGGCCGCATGAGAAACGAAGGCTGGATGAGACTGGCGTTGGCGTTTGCCCTGGGCTGGCTACTAGCCACCCTGGCACCCTCAGAGAAGATTGCGACCGAGCTCCGAGCGTTCGTCAGGAGATTGACGGATGAAGACCGTCCGAGCGGTAGCTAAGCTGGTGGCGTGGTTGCTGGTCCTTGCCACTGGACTGGCGATCCTGCTGGCCTGGTTGGCCTGGCGGATTGTCGATTGGGTGCTGGCCAAGGTGGCCTGGGTTGCCGTGCCAGCGATTGCTGTATGGGCCTTCCTACATCTCTCCAAGTACGGTGACAAGGTCTGGTGCGCCCTTCTCGCCATTCCCCCGGTCGTGGCACTGTCGTGGTGGCGATATGACGTTCAAACCAAGAACAAGTTGGTTCTCTGGCGAGACCACACCGGAGATTGGCACGTCAGCAACCCGCGTGTTGAAAAGACCCCGTAGGGGGTGCTAGCATGGTGTCTACAGGAAGGAGTCAGTCATGAGCGAGACTTGCCCGATTCACGCGGTTCCTTGGAAACTGGTGCCCGCTGGCATCTCCAAGAACACCGGCAAGCCCTATCCAGCCTTTTTGGCGTGTCCTGTACAGGGCTGTCAACAGAAGCCTCCCAGAGCCTCGAACCCCGCTCCCAGGCCGTTGCCCCAGGCTGAGGGCCAAGCCTCGGTCCTGAGCGATCCTAGGCGCTCTGACGCGGTGCTGGTAGCGGCCTGCCTCAACTTCGCTGCTAGGCTTTTTCAGGGGATGGGGCAGGAGTGGGAGTCTGAAGCTCGGAGAGTCGCCCAGGAAATCTACGAACAGTGGCGGGCGCGGACATGATGGCCCTGGGCGCTGGAATCTTGATTGTCCTTGTTCTGCCCTACGCCGTGGGCCGGATTGTCGCACCGGTGCTCTTCAGAAATGACGGCGCCGGGTCGGCTAAGCCGCAAGGCCTTGATGAGCATGCCCTGGCCGTGGTCCTCGGGATCATGACGATACTGGGAGTTTGTCTATTGGGAGCGGCCGCCTATTCGGTCGGCAGCGCGTTCATCAAGGTGGTGAACCGATGAGGAGGCGCAGCGTAGCGTTGTGGGCAACGGACTTCTCACGTCCGGGGCGGGAATCCCTGGTGAGACGGTCTGGGGTCGGGCACGCTAGCTTGTCCGACGTATCCTACCTGCCTGCCCACAACTTTTTCGTGTTCGCCGAGTGGAAGGCTAGGACATGAGCGGACTCGCGGCAGCGTTTGTCCTGATCCTGGTGATGCTCGGCTTCGGGGCGTATGAGCATGCAGTTGGCTACTCGGCTGGTTCTCGCCATGCCTGGGCGATGGCACTCAACGAGGTTTCTCGCACGGTGCCAGTGACGGATACCATGCTGCCTCGCGCTCAGGCCTGGTCCGATTCGGCATATAGCGCCCACTTCGGAGGGTTCTGGCAGTCGGTGTGGGGGAATCCGCGATGAGCCCGCGCGCGGCAATCAGGGAGGTGCGCTATGTGGCTGACGGTATCGCTGGAGTTTTCGGTATGGACGATCTGGGGTGCGAAGACAAAGACGCCATGCGATGGGTGCGCCGCCTGCGTCGAGCCGCAGACGCCCTGGACGCCCATTATTCCGCAGAACACAAGCACAATCGCTCCCGGCTATGCGCAACTCGTCGGGTGACCGAGTGAGCGCGATCTTCGCCAGGGGACTGGCAACCATGAATCACGAAACATATCCGGCCTGCCCTAAGTGCTACAGAAACAGCGCCTTGCTCGGCGAGCAGGGTTTTCCGATGATCCCGCTCTCGCGTGAAGTTGGTTCCGGCCAGGTACTTACCTTCGATCGGTGGCAATGCGTAAACTGTGGTTATGTGGTTCGGTCCTCGCCATGAGCCTACCCACGCTTTCGCCAATCCGTGGGCTCGGTGGTCCCTGGCCCAGCCCCACCTCCACCGTCCACGTCACCGTCAACTCTCGTCGGCATTATCGAGCGACCGGAGGAGAGTTCGAGGGCGACCTCCCAGGTGCCACTTCAATTCTAAAGATCCTCGGTCTCTCGACGGAGGGCCTCATCAAGTGGTCCGCCAACGAGGAACGCAAGGCTTGCCTCCTCGCCGCCGACGAACTCTATCGGTCCAAGGTCAGGTTCGAGAATTTCCCGGCCGCCATCGAGGCCAAGCTGGGTGCCGCACGGGCGCACTCGAAGCTTTTGAGCAAAGCCGCCGACATCGGGGCTGAGACCCACCGGGCCATCCAGTCCTTCCTCTCAGGGCAGATGTCGCTCGATATCCTGAGCCCACCCGCGAAACAGGCCTTCGACTCCTGGCTTGCGTGGTGGACCCAGAGCGGCCTCAAGCCGGTCCGAGTGGAGCAGGTCGTCTGGGACACCGATCTAGGCTATGCGGGCACCGTAGACCTCGTGGCCCTCACCCCCGATGGGCAGCTAGAGGTCTGGGACTGGAAGTCTGGCAAAGCTATCTACGACGAGTACCACCTTCAGCTAGCCGCCTACTGCCACGCCTGTAGGGGATGGGCACCCGTCAGGCCCGGCGGTATCGTGAGGCTACCCAAGTACGCCACCGATCCCGGACTGGAAGTCAAGACGCTGGGCGACATGTACGGCCGCCAGCGCACTGAGGAGGAACTGATGGACTGCTTCCGCGCGTTGCTCAAGGTGTTCCAGGTGATGACGTGACGCCCGATATCCTCGACGATATGCCCATCGTGCTAACTAGCGACCAGAGTTGGGCATCGGAGGCTTGGAAGAAACGCCTGCGGCCCGGCTTGCTGGTGGTCCTTCCCGAAGATGCCGTCTTGGTGCGCGCCCCGAAAGAGGCTGACGGGAGCGCCGACTATCTCAGAGGATTGGAGCATGCCATGAACCTCGGCACCGAAGTAACTACCCATTCAGGCTGGTGGGAACTGCTAGACAAGGCAATCAAAAAGGCCAAAGCGTGATGGACCTCCACCAGCGTCTGGCCGAGATCAGACAGCAGCAAGGACGAGAGCCCTTGCCTGACCCCAGCGTCATCCAAGGCTTCGGCGAAGGTGAACCACCGCCGCCCGAGTTCGTTCCTAGACCCCCAGTCAATTTGGACGAGGTGCCAGAAGGCCCCACCGAGTACATCGACGAGGACCCGGACTTCGAGCCCGAGTCACCGCTCATCCCGAGGACGACTCAAACCCCGGTGCCAGAATTCCAGCAAAATTTGCCGCAGGCTTCAGCCAACCTCCCAAAACCAGACTTCAGCATCATCGGCGTCGAGGGAGTTGGGTACGCCGCGGAGTACATGGGACGTCAGGTGGGGCTCTCCGAGGGAGAAGTGGCGCAGGCCAAGGCGTTGGTGCTGAGAGCCATTCAGCGGAGCGTCCAGGCACAGCTCAACGAAGTGAAAGCCTTGCTCCCTAAGCGGAAACGAGCGAAACGCAAGGCTAGGCTCTCAGACATGTGGGCCAAGTCCGACCGACAGCATCAACCTTCAATAGCGCTGCCGCCAGATGATCCATTTGAAGGTGCCGGTGTCTTACCTGGGACCGTAAGTGCGGAAGTCGGGGTTCATGACTCTCCTGGCCCGCAGCCGGCATCCTCTCCCAAGAAACCAAGAAAGAAGCGCGAACGGCTGGACGGGCAAACTCGGTGAGTGCTCTCGCCTGCCGTCTCTTGTCCGCCATCCTCAAGGCCTTCCAGCCCAAGAGGAAACGGTGAGCCAGCCCTGGATGTCGGTCGTCATCCACCAGCCCGCCGAGTGGACACCCGCACTCAGGGAGGCTGCCGCTCAGCGGCTTCGTAAGTGGGCAGACGAAGTACCAGGCTGGCCTCAGCCCAAGAAGGACGACACCTTGATCAAACGACTGGATTGGTTCGAGATGGAGTCCCTATGAAAACCCCACCCCCTGCTTGGCGGAAAACCCGTGCCACTCACCGCAGATGGACGTGGTTCTATATCGTCCTCGCCTCAGCCTGGATTCTCTGGGCGGCCTTCGTCAGACCCGCTCACTCGGCCGAACTGGTCTGGGTGGATGGATGTGACAAGTGCGGCCTCGATAGCGGTGTCGAAGCTTACCGCCTGGCCGCCAGCTTCCCTGGCAGGTGGCTGAGGTTCGGGCTCTCGGGGGATATCTACTGGACGGCTCGGCAGAGGATCGTCCTCTCCCTCAAGGACGGCCGCCAGGTGCCCTCAGAAGCCATCTTGGGCGTCGGACCGATGGAATCTCATGGACGACCGATTAGGCTAGGGCTAGCCTCTCGTTGGCTCCACCAGGACGAGTTGGAGCAGGGCCACCGTGGACGTGGCGGGCTGATCCTGGCCTGCTTCCCAGACTCCATGATGACCAGTCGCATTGTCGGTGTGCACTTGGAAAGGGGCGCACCATGAAAAGACTGGCTGTCGCTGTTCTCCTGTCCCTAGGGCTGTTCGCGTCCACCGCTCGCGCTTGCGATTACCTGCAGGTGATGGGCTTCCCCGAGTCCTGTTCCGCTGCATGCTATGCCGGTGGCCACTCGGCCTACTACAACACCGCATGCGTCTGGGACCTCTGGGTTGACTGGTAGGGGGCCATGCTCGAACTCATCGTTGGCTGGAAGTGGTGGCTTGCTCTCTTCGGCGACGAAGTCTCAGCCGCAGGTGCCGACCCCGACGGCCCCAAGCATCCTCTCAGCAACTGAGAGGGCTCTAGAGTGGCGCCAGCGGCAGGAGAAGATCCTGGCCCTGATCGCCATCCTAGAAGCAAGGCTGCTAGCGGAGCGGTAGAAATAGTGGACCGGGGTGTAAAGGTCTTGAGGGGTCCCTTCCGTACCTCCAGACATCTCAGGATTGCGGCTTGGCAGACCGCCATCCCGGTTCTAGTTCGCTGAGGGGGATCAACGAGGGAAGTGGGCCCCGGGAGCGGGCCGTCTTGGGGGACAGGGATGGCGCTTCCCTCGCCTCAGCCTAAACAGGAAGGAGTCTACATGAGCGAGGAAGAGAGCGAGCTGGTCCGTATCGTTCGGCAGAACGAGCGTTTGCGTGTCCGGCTCGCCAACCTGGAGCGAGTCTCGTTCGCGCTCCTGGGCTCTGGGGTCATCCACGCAGGCGAGAAGTCTTGGCAGGAGGCGGGTCGGCCGCAGGACGCCGTCGTCAACGAGTGGAAGAAGGTGCTGGCCGAGACATGAGGCCCCGAGCCGAGTTGCGCGCACTTGGGATATGCACCACCTGTGGACGTCGCAAGGCCGCTGCAGGCCGGGCCACTTGCCGGAAGTGCCGCACCGCGATTGCCAGTAGCCGAGCCTGCCAGCGATTCTCCAAGGCCTTGCGCGGCGAGTGTGTCCGATGTCTCAACCCAGTCGTGCCAGGTTACGTAGAGTGCTCGGACTGCCGCTTGCTCGCCCAGATTCGTCGCGCCGACCCAGAGCACAAGGCTCAAGTGCGTTTACGTGTGGCCCAATACAGGGCGCGGCAAAAACCTAGCGGTATCTGAGTTCCGGGTCCGGCTCCAGTAGCACCGCCAGCATGTCGTGGACGAAGGCGGGAGTAATCCATCCCAACGAAGTCGGCCTCGCCGGCCGGTTGCCCTTGACCGTCAGCACGATGCTCGTAGGGCAGCTCCATAGTCCCGAGGAGTCCCTGACGTCTACCGTCACGGTGTAGTTCCCGTTAGGGACGCTGGCCGACATCACCACCGCCGAGCCAGCAGTCCTCCCAGTTACCGAGTCCTGCCCTGAGGACGCTCCAGTCCAGGTCCTCCGCGCAGTCATGGTGCCGACCAGCGAGATGGCCGAGGCGGCACAAGTATCCCCCGTCGAGCTCGCCTCGAAGCTAGGCATGGTGAAGGTGTTGTTGAGCTTCCCAGCCGCTGCGCAAGAGCACAGAGCCAGGCTGAACAACAGCACCAGTAGGTTGGTTTTCATGTGTGCCTGCTTTCCTAAAAGAGTTGGCGGCTCCCGCCCGAGTGACTGAGCACAGCCCCGTCTCCCGTTACGCGGATAGGGAGCCGCCTCTAAGTTACGGCGTGGGAGGTGCCGGGGTGTTTGCCGCCACCGCCGCTGCCAGCTTCTCGTCCTCGGAACTCAGCGTCGCCGAGAGAGCCGCCAGTGCGGCCGGATCCCCCGAAGCAATCGCCGCGTCCAGTGCTGCCTTGATGCCCTGAATCAGCGTGATGGCCGACTCGATCACATCGGTGTTGGCCGCCACTTGAGCCTGAAGTCCTGCCAGTTCGCCTGCCATTGTCGCCTCCGATTGTGCGATGGACCGGACCAAGGCCTCGATCCGATCTAGTTGAGCGTTGCCTGCGTGGATGTGTAAGTCGATACGCAAAGTTGGCCTCTGGCTTGCTTTGTAGCGTTAACTCGTTACAGTGTATAAGCGCAGCCGGTGGCGGGGCTCTCGCGGTAGCCTAGAGGGCCCGTCATGAGCCTCCGCCTACCGGTTCCTAAGGACCCAAGACTTTACTTCCGCCAAGGGTGAGCCGCCAGATAGACCCGGGCGCTCCAGTTCGGAGAATCGGTGAAGTCCCGGTCGAAGTTCCCGCCCAGTTCCAGGGATGAGTTGATGGGCAGGCGCTCCTCCAAACCAACAAAGAACGGGTCTGTATGGCCTGTTTGGCCGAGCCTCGGTGCCGAGAAGCGAGCCGTGGGGCAAGCCTCGTCCCACCGGAACCCGCCCGTAACGCTGAAGCCATCTACCAGGGCGTCGTAAAGGCCCCCAGCGTAGGCGCTGCTGGACTCTGAGGCCTTGGCTGGAGCCGGAGGCACAACCACCGTGGTACAGGGCTGTGCGGCCTTCCTGTGCGGTTTGGCGCAGGGGCAGGGTTTCTTGGCCGCCAAGGCCGAACTGGCTATCAGTAGCATGAGTAGCAAAAGCATGAGTTTCTTCACTGGGGAGTTCCTCCTAGTTTTTGACTTTGCCCGGCGTGTGAACGGGCGGGACGCCCGCCATCTCTTCGGTCGGGCGCACAAAGGTCTCGTAGATGATCCGGGCGAGTGCTACCTGGACCGGGGGCCAGAGCCAGCCCGCAACGTGGCCCAGGAAAGTCCCGCCTACTCCTGCATGGGCCTCAGCCGGTGCGATCAGTTTGATCAGCACGCCCACCACCAGGTTGATCCACGGAATCAGGTTGTTGGCCACCGTCTTGAGAAACGGGAAGCGCTTGATGGCGATGCCCAGGAGCACCATCAGGATCGGAGTCAGCCAGTTGAGGTCCATCAGCGGGCCCAGAAGGCGACGAGTAGGGTGATGCAGATGGCGAAGTCCACCATCCAGCCCGGGATCTTGCCGAACGCCGATCCCACCGCCAGGATCAGATCCACCAGCACTAGCACTACGAGTAGGCTCATTTCTTATCCTCCTTGCGTTCGCCGATCTTGCTCGGCCCCATCGGACCCGGAGTGCCGCCCGAGTCGCGGATGGTGTCCCTTTGCCCCTCTACCACCTGACGTAAACGCTCGATCTCGGCCAGCGCTTCCGAGAGCCTGGAGTTGACCATCAGGTGAACCTGAGCCGTCTGGTCGGCGATGCCGTCAATCTTCCCGGTTAGGGTAGATAGCCCCGACAGGTCTACCCGCCCGATCGCTTCCACCGTGTCTTTGGTCGAGGCCGCTGCCAAGATCGCCACGTCTTCCACCTTGGCTGCGATCTTGACGTCGGAGGCCTTCTGGCGGCGGAGCTGGATCATCGAGGCGAGAATCACCGCCAGCGTGGTCGGGAGCCCGGCCACCAGAGCCAGCACGATAGCCGTCGCCTGGTCGGAACTCACGAACCCCGCCTCCGGCCCTTGAGCCAGTCGATATCCGCCGAGTTGGCCGCTACTCGGCCGTTGATGTGCTTGATGTCAGCCTTGATCTCCCGCTGGTCGTCCCGGATCTCTTCCATCGTCTCCTTGTTCTCTCTGTGCCGTTCGTCTTGCTGGGCGGTCATCTTTCCCCACTTGACGCTGAAGGTGACCAGATGCACCAAGACCGCTAGAACCACGGCGGCGGCTGCCCACCAGATCTGGGCCGCCACCTAAGCGCTCTCGACAAACTCTGCATCCCGATTGGCCCACCCGGCGGCAAACTTGGCCTGCGTCGGGTCGATGGTGATGATGCGTCCCCGGAAACGGATGCGCTCAGCAATGAGCCGGCGGTAGAGCCCGCCATAGTCCGCTTGCAGCACTGCTTGTTTGGTGACCGGCCCAAAGATGCCGTCGTCCTTGACACCCACCGCTCGCTGCAAGAGCTGGACGGCTTTCTTGACCCCCGCGTTGACGGCGGTGTCCACCAAGAGCCCCAAGAGCCGCTGAGAGCCGATGATGCCGAAGCCAGGCTTGAAGATATACAGCTCGCGATAGAGTTCGTGCGCGTCCTGGGCAGTCAGGCTCATGAGGTCCTCTACCGTGGCACGACGTCCCAGGTAGTCTGAGAGCGCCGGCAGGGTGATGCCGAACCGAGTCGGGCCCCCGTGGTCCTCAGGGATATCGGTTAACTTATCCCCGCCCTCGCGGTCGATGATGTCCTCGATGATGGTATCGACGTCCGGCACCTGGAGAGTCCTTTCGTTTAGAAGCACGGGTGGACTCGAATCCATGAGTCCCCGCCTAGGTCTTTGCGGTTCCCGTGCTCCCTACTGCTGTCCACTGTTCACGGCGCGAGCGGTGTTGGCCACCGTACCAGCCATCAGTGCGCGAAAGATCGGATTGAAGGCGAGACTGGCGAGGCCCGTGAGAGCGGCATTGTTGGGTGCCGCCATCGCTCCGGCAGCGAGCGCATACTTGATGGGAGAGGGCAACGCCTTGAGTCCCGGAGTTTCGTTGAGAGCTACCGCCGCCGCACCTCCTGCCGCTGGCCTCGCCGCTAGACTCACCGCCCGTCTCGCCAGCACGTTCTTCTGTGCCTCGCCCATTGCCTTGCCATAGCCGGGCACGTTCTGGATCAGTTCCTGACGCAGCCGAGTCGCCATGCTCTTGGCCCACTGCCGGGCCGCGGGAGGCAGGGCGTCACCAGTTATCATCTGCTTGTAGGTGGGCTTGGCCAGCTGCTGGAACTCTTCCTTGGCTAGATGGGCCTCGGTGGGAGTCATCACCCGTTGGGCGCCACCGGCCAGCCCCGTCCCTACCAGGCCCTTGTTGGCCACGAAGTTCTGGTAGAACTCCTGGAGTGCCTCAAACTGTTTGGCTCCGAGCGCCTTGGCCCTGGTGACGAAGGGGTCCAGCGCGTCTTGTGCAGCCTGGGTGGCACTGATTTGAACACCCCTAGCCTCGGCCGCTCCCAGGGCCCGGGCCGTGTTCGCCGCAAGCCTGGCACCAACCGCCTTGGCGAAGGGCTGGAGCGGTATTCCGAGCCCCTTCATCGTCAGGTCGCCCAGGGATTGCCATGAGGCTTGCTCGCCCGCCGCCTGAGCAATGTTCCCTGGGTCGAGCACCACTCCCGCCAGGGGAGGCCCACCCATCGTGTTGTATGCGCCGAGCTCGACGGCCTGCTGTCCCGCTTCGCCGATGGCACCCCCAGCCCCAGCTAGCAGCCCACGAGCCGGAAGCCCGGCCCCAGAGAGGCTAGCGGCCGTCCCACCCGTGATCCCGCCGATCGTGGCTCCCAGGCCAGGCCTAGTCCTCGGAGCGCGGGTATGCGCGGCAACCGGCACTCGCTCGGTCGTGGGCTGCCAGTCGTCCTTGACCTCGGTCTGGGGCTGCCAGTCACTTTGCGGGGGCACGTTTCCATCCCCCCTTGGTGATGGCGTCCTGGACCTCGGCCGCGTCGATCACCCGGAGCTTGTTGTTCCGGTCGAGCATGCGCACCAACCGGCCAACTGGCTTGACCGCAGCAGGAGCAGTAGGGGCTGGCGTGGACGCCGTGCGTGACGCGGGGGCCGATGAGCCACCGGCCAGCGTGCTCCTGTCCCTCACTACGATGGTGTTCCTCAGATTCTCGATCATCTTCTGCTGGTGCTCGATCTTCCTCTGCGCCACCGGCCAACTGTCAGTGTCCTTGGGTAGGTCGTTGGCCAGCGAACGCTTGATCTCCGCTTCGTTCAGCCGGAAGCCATGCCCCGGAGGTACCTGGGCCAACACGTTGTTGATCGCTGCTAGCTGGAGCGCAGGATAGGAGGCGATCGCGGGATCGCTCTGACTCACCTTCGCCCAGGTGACTCGGGCCAACTGTTGCGGGCGGCCGAGGAAGTCCTTGGCGGCAAACCCTGATACAGCCGTCTTGACGTCCTCGATGTTCTGGATGGCGTGGTCAATCCCTTGGAGCGTCTTGGCCTCGTCGGCCCTCAAGGCCAGGAGGCCAGCCTTCGAGGCCGCCGCCATCACGCCCGGTCGTTCCTTGGCGGGCCACTCGGAGATATCGACGTACTTGTTGCCCTTGATGTCCGTTCGTGCCTGCGCGGCCACATCATCGGGAGAGGCCGTGCCAGCAGCCTTCTCCTTCGCTGCCTGCCGTTCTGCCGCTTTCGCGTCCCGCTGGGCTTGGAGGTCGGCCTGGGCGGCGAGCCTCTTATCCAGCGCCTCGTCCGCCGCCGTGATCTTGTGGTTGGTGTTCAAGACGTCGAGTTGCTTGCCGAGCGTCTCGATCTGGCTCCGGAACTTGTGCTCGGTCTCCAGGTCTCCCGCTCTCTGTGCCGCCTGAGCCTTCTGGAGCGCCACGTCCTGAAGGGCCTGGAGGTTGTCGGCCCGTTGCTTGAGTTGCTCGGCACGGCTGCGCTGGACGGTCTGCTGGGCGTTCTCGCGGTAGCTCGGCGTCCCGCCTAGCACCGAGGCCGTGTTCCCTCCCAGCATGGTCAGAAACTGCGCCATGTCAGGGCCGGGTGCGGGCTGTGCCGCTGCCTGTTGGTAGGCCTGGGCTGCCTGACTAGCGCCTTGCTGGGCGGCCTGGGTGGACGCTGCTAGCGCGTCCTGCTGCTGCTGGGCCAAGGCCTGCATCTGGAGCAGCACCTGAGCCTGGGCGGGGTCATAGCCACCTTGCAGCGTGCCGTCGAGACTAGCCTCGGGCGGGACTGGCATCAGCCTCTACCAAACATCGAGGGGGCCATGAAGTTGTACGCCTGCTGGGCCTGGCCTTGGGACCGTCGTGCAGCACCATGCCCGTGCAAGAGCCCGGTCAGATATGGGAGGAAAGCGTCAAGGCCGCCAGCGAAGTACTGCTGTCCCTGGGAGGGAATCATCTGCCCAGTCTGCGGATTGACGCTGGTGCCCTGGAGCGCTTCCAGTTGCTTCTGGATGGCGTTCTGGGCCTGGGACTGGGCACCCTGGTAGGCCGAGGTGCGGAGCCCCGCCTGCTGGGATCCCACAAGGCTCGGCGTCAGGCCCGATAGAATCGCCCCTGTGCCGGTCGTGCCGATTCCCCGTGCCGCGAGGCTCTGCGCCACCTGGTTGGATGCCTGGTTCGCTCCCGCCGCTATCGTCCCCTGGGCCTGAGAGTAGGCGGGCGAGGAAATCCCCTGCTGGTAGAACTGGTTCGTGAGGTTGCTGACGTTCTGAGGGCTGGTAAGCTGGGCGACTTGCTTCCGGTACTTCTTCCGAGGGTCGCCGCCGAACAGGCCGGAGAGAAGCCCGGGTGCGGCACTCAGGAGCGCCTGGAGCAGCAGTGGGTTGATAGCACACCTCCTTGTGGCGTGGCCGTTACGCTAGCACCTGCCTAGGCACTCGTCACTGAGATTTGCGCCCGAGAGACCGTCTCTCCACCTAGGAGTCCGGCGATGTCAGCCTTGACCCCGTCCAAGGCTGCTCCGATGGTGGCGACGTTGTTGACGTCCTTCTGGCCTATCCCGTCCTTGAACAAGGCGTAGGCGTAAGGCCCGTTGGTGATTACCTTGACGATGGTGGCTGAAAACTGAGACATCCCTGCCTCCTAGTTCAGATCACTGTGTATGAGTAATGGTAGCTCCATGACTGGGATGTGATGTCAGCAGCTTTCCAAGTGAAGACCGCGGTATCGTTGGCAGCCGAGCCGGTGATCTCCGCCCCCTGGCCAGCAATCGCGCCACAGAACGCCACTCCGCAGAGATCGTTGGCCGCACCGAGATTGGACGCCACCGGCAAGGTCAACTCGAAGCTGGTGGTGGTGAGAGTAGTGGTGGGGTCTACGCCAGTCACCCGTCCCGAGACGGTGACCGTATTGCCCACTTGGAGGTACTGGGCCTGAGTCGGAGTGACGTTGGCGTCCAGGTTGGCCTCGGCGGAACGGGTCGGAGTATAGGTGCCTGCCGTCAGCGCCGTGAGCGTCGCACCTCCGCCGACCTTGAGCGAGGTCGAGCCTACGAGATCAACCGCCGTCAGCGTGGTGCCGGAGACGGTGAAGTTGGAGCTGCCCTTGATCTCGCCGTTGGCGTTCCAGGTCGTTACCTGCCCCGAACTGGGCGTGCCGGTCCATTTCACCCGGTCGCCCCAGACGGCGAAGTTTCCACCGCCACCACCTGAGATCAGAGATTGGCCAGCAGTCCCTTCGGCGGCAGGCAAGGTCAGGACGGCGTTGCCGCCATATGAGGGCGCAGTCAGGATCAGCGTGGTGGAAGTCGGCAGGCCGCTGTTGTCGAACTTGACGTACTTGGTCTGATCGACGTCGTCGTAAACCTGGAAGTCTCCAGCGGTAAAGACTGGCATGGCCGTTCCTCCCTAACTCGCGTTCAGACGCAAGTAGTTGTCGTAAGTGCCAGTGCCCACCAAGGTGGTGAAGTACTGGATCGCCACACCGGCCTTGGTCTCGATCACGAGCGTTCCTTGGCTGAACCCCGGGGCGGTGGTGCTGGCGAGTGAGCACGAGGCAATCTGGATGTCACGCGAGACACTGTTGACGTCGGTATACCGGATGCTGGTGGACACGCTGCTGCCCGCAGCCGCCACCTTGCAGGCGATGTAACAGCTGATGAACCAGATCGTCCCGGCCAGCACGTTGCTTGCGCCCAGGAAGGTGGTCACGCCCTTGGATGCGGTCTGGTTGATGATGTCGAGCGCCGCCGCTCGGACTAGACCGACACCAATGAAGTTGGGGAAAGTAAAAGTCACGGCCTTGGTCGCTAGCGAGGCGAACTTCTGCGGGAACCCAACCCCAATCTGTCCGCTCGGCCACAGATATAGACCGGGGATGCCGCCCGCCGAGTTGGACGCGAAATGAAGCCCTGCCAAACCCGCGGCCCCAACGGACGTCTGGTACTCGATTTGATTGACTGCCGTCTCGGCGATGGCAAACATCGGCGTCGTTTGCCCCGCGCCCGAGTCATTGAGCGTTAGGGCGGTGGTGTCTGTGTCTGGTGTGATGGTCTGGGCTTTGGTGAAGGTCTGGGCCAGATCGATAGCGGCGAGGGTGATGGTGGTGGCCGCCGTGCTGGGAGGCGGGCGGTAGGTGTGGGTGCCCGCCGTCAGGCCGTCTAGCTCGAAGGCTGCGATGCGAGTGTTTAGCGAGTTGTCGAAGATGCTGAACAGGTTGTCGGCGAAGGAGGCGGTGAGAGCGCCCACCGCCGTCCAGGCTCCGACGCCAGTCGTCGCACTGGTGCAGGTATAGACGCTCCCAACCGCTGCACCGGCAACCAAGCCATAGGCACCGTTGCTGTCGATCCGGCCCTTGACCACGCTGGCTCTGGGGTTTCCGGCTACCGAGCCGTCGTTGAACCGCATGTAGTCCGAGGTGGCGCCTGAGTTCTGATCGATCACCATCCCTATGTCGTTGATGGTCATGTCGATCTGAGTCAGACCGAAGTAGCCCACCGTCAGGATGTCGGTCCCGTTGGTCCTCAGCTTGAAGAAGTCGTTGTCGCCAGAGACGGCGGTCGAGTCCTCCATGATCACGCTCAAGCCCACCGGGTTGCCCGTGGTGTAGGTGGTCTGGGGGACGTTGATGATGGTCGAGGCGTCGCCCTTGATGCTGAATACGTTGATCGAGTCCGAGGTCTTTAGCTGAAGCCTGATGTTCGTGTCCTGCGTGTCGGTGCTCGCCCCTGGGAGCGTTCCCGTCATGGCGGAGTTCCAGGCCCACGAAGGGAAGGCTCCTACCCCACCGTCATCAAACCGGGCGATGTCAGTCAGCGTCGTCGCCTGGCCGCAGTCCAGTTCGATCCACGCCACCTGGACTTGCTGACCACTACCCGCCGGGATGCCGCTCCAGTTCACCCAGACGATCAGGTTCTGGTAGTCGCCGAGCGCCGTAATCTGAGCCGCCGAGAGCGTCACCGTGTAGACCACGAAGGAACTGGTGAGCACCGCGTTGATCCAGGTCCCAGTCAGAAGTGGGCTCCCGGTGCCGCTAGTGCCCTTGTGCATCGCCACGCTCAGGGTCGAGGCGGCGCCCGCGCCAGTCCTTCTGGCCGCCACTCGCAAGACATGGGTGTTGGTCGAGGCCGGGGTGCTGCTGGGGCTGTTGAGCAGCATCCGCATCGAGATTTGGTTCTGGAAGTCCAGGTTCCCGACCCGGATCTTGATGTAGTCGTTGTCGTCCTCGGTGACTTCATCGACGTAGGACCAGATCTCGGTCCCCTCGTCCTGCCCCCGCCAGTCCCAGTCCGGCAGGATGTCGTTCGCCACCGGACGCAGCGTCAGATCGTTGGCCGCCGAGCCCGAGACGTGGAGCGTCGCCAGAGGACTCGCCGTCCCGACGCCAAACCACCCCAGGGCCTCGTCAAAGGCCGATCCCTGGCTATCGCCTAGGTAGACCTTCCCTTTGGTTCCATCGGCCGTAGAGGCAAGGGTGAGCGAACTAGAGGCGCTGGTGCCGCCGTGGGCTATCTGGCCACCAGAGCGTCCAGCCAGCTTGAGGAACACCCCGCCGTCAACGTCGCCCCCTATGGGGTCGCCCGAGCCGTTCGGGTTCTCGCCAATGATGATGCGGTTGAAGCCGAAGCTGGCGTCCTGGAGGAAATAGTCGATTAGGACCAGCTTCTCTCTCAGCCGCGAGTGGAAGTCGGACTCTTTGGGCTCCGGCAGGGTCTCGGGCTTGATCGGGATGTAGTTGCGCACGCTACCTCCCGGAATCTTCCACGCCGAACTGCTCTCCCTCAATGATCAGGGCTTCCTGGGCGAAGGCCGAGGCAGTGATCTGAGCGGTGATCTGCATCCCCTCGAACAGGAACCGCGGCTCGATCTTGTGAAGCTTCTGCCCGCCCAGCGTCACGGTCTTGCTATAGACCGTCACCGGCCCCGCGTCGTTGGTCTTGGTGTTCTGGGCGGTATACGTGATGATCGGAGTCCCGGTATAGGAGCCGCAGTAGCCGTAGATCTCGGCCCCTTCCCACTCGTTGCCCATCCCCGCCAGGTACATCCGGCGGGTGACGTAGCCCATCGTATCGTCCGCCACCGGGAGCGTGGTTCCGTTCTCGCGGTAGACCTGCCCCGCACCTGCCGCGGTGCTGTTGCCGCCAAATCCCAGGTAGACGTTGGTCTCGCCGCTCGTGCGCTGCACCGTCCAGGCAGATCGAATGTTGGCGCTGTTGGCGCCTACGGTGTTCCTCATGTCCACCATGCCGGAGATCTTCAACTGTCCGTTCGCCACGTGGTCGCTGGAGTAGCTCAGGTGCAGCGCCCGGAACCCACCGTTGGCCAGCGCGTTGTTGCGAAAGTAGAAGATCAGTTCCTGTTCCTCGCGGTTGTTGATCAGGGCATAGTTGTTGGTGGTCGCCGTGGTCGAGATGATGCCTCGCCAGTCCAAGCCGTCCGTCACGGTGCGGAAGCTGTAACCATCGGTAACGTGGATGCCCGAGTCGGAGACGAAGGCTAGTAGCTCGGTCGCCCCGTCCATCGAAAAGGTGCAGGCACACATCGGGTTGACGCAGCCGTAGGTCTTGGAGATCGGAGCCATCGCCTTGCCCCGGTCAAAGCTGGAGTCGCGCTCAGAAGGCAGGTAGTTGACCCGCCAGATCGATGCATCCAGCGCCACGATCAGGCTGGAGTTGACCACCTTGACCAACCGGACCTGGTCGTTCTCCCGGGTCTCGAAGTCCAGGAAGTAAGACGGCGGGAAAGACTCCGGGTCGCCCGGGAAGCTCCAGCGGATCTGGCTTGGGTTGGCGACGTCGTTCAAGACCAGCGTGTCCTCGAACACGTCTCCCGTGCTGGCATTGGGCGGCGGGAAGTTCTTGGAGACCTCAGAGGTGATGTCGCCAAAGGTGTAGACGATGGCTGGGTATTGGACCGTTCCGTCGATCGGCCCACCGTAGTGGGCTGAAGCGATGATGTAGTCCACCGCCAGCACAGCAGCGGGCCGAGAGAAGGAGACCCTGATCATGAAGTTGGCGTCAAAGTCCGAGTCCACCAAAGATGCCACGTCGCTAGAGAACCACCGATCAGTGGGGCCACCCAAAGTCAGCACCTGGGTGGAGGTTCCAGTCACGTTAACCGACTTGGAGGCGGTCTTGGGAACATTCAAGATGAACGCCCCGCTGCCCACTTGCTGGGTGGTGAAGTTCCCATCCGGGGCCCGCTTGCCGATCGTAACCGTCATCGGCGTGGTGCCTGAGTTGGTCTTGGCCCCGACCTCCACCGTGATCCCCTTGACCGAGCCCGCGAAGCCACCAAAGGAGTTGAAGCCATAGTAGGCTTGGGCCTTGGTCCCGCCGACGAACGAGCCCGCCGTGGCGGAAGCAAACGTCCCACCCGTAGCGAACGCCCCCGAAGCATTGGCGAAGTCCGCGTAGGGCGCGGAACTGGCGCTTGCTGCGGCGAAGGAAGCCGCCGTTGAGAGCACCGAAGTGTCCACCATGTAGTTCGCTGCCGATGCCGTGGCCCCAGCCGTGGCGGTGGACATGGCCATCTCGGAGATCATGAACCCGAGCGGGAACTCCTTGTCGCTTGCCTTGTCCTTCTTCGGTGACCGGTAGACCCGCCAGTGGGTGGTGATGGGATTAAGCGTGGGCGGCATCTGGATGATGGGCGCCATGCCGGTGCTCGACACGTAGACCGTCGCCGGGCCGTTGTTGGAGTTGAACGCCGATTCCAAGCTCAGGATCGCGCCATCCTGGGTGATCTTCGCTACCTCGGTAGTCCAGTACTCGTAGTACCCAGTCACCGCCTGAGAGAAGGCTGAGGCACTCGCTGCCGTGGTAGGCGTCGCGATCACCGGGATCATGCCCATCTGCCTCGGTGTCAGCGTGTTCCCTGCCGCGGTCGCTGTCAGGTAGATGGTGAGATTGGTGCCGGTGCTGGAGACGTCCGCCGTGGCGCCGTTCAAGAGGAAGAACCGGTTCCGGTACTGGATGACTTCCAGTTGGCTGCCCGACTGGGTCCCAGCCGTCACCGAGAACGTCCCAGTATCACCGACCGTGGCGAAGTTGTAGCGGGAGGACGCCATCGCGATCAGGTAGGCGTCACCGTTATCGAAGGTGATGTCTCTCAGCCCATCGACGTCTACCGCCGCGGCGACAGCGACGCCGAACACGGTGCGGCCAGTGGCTCGCTGAAGCGCCTGGGAGCCCGGCGCGTACACCGCGTTTCGGATGTCAGCGAGTTGGCCGGGGGTTAGAAGCGCAGGGTCGGCAGCGGTCCAGAGACCCTTGTTGAGCGGCTCGGTATGCCTCGCCATCTCAAGCGTAGTCCCAGTCGAGCCACCGGGTGGATCTGTCGCCAGTGGCCTGAGGAATGGCGCCAGGCACGAAGCCTAGGTTCTCATCGGGAATGGACGTCTGTTCGCTTAGCATGCTCTTGAGACCGTCCTGAGCGAGACTCAGCCAGGTCTGGCCTTGCGCCTTCCTCTGTTCTCCCTTATCGGTTAGGAAGTGCCACTTGGCCCAGGCGATCGGGATCTCCTCGTAGTCTTCCAGGATGTCGAGCGCCGCCGTGACGCCTGAGGCAGAGGCCAGACTGAAGCGCCGGTAGAACCGCTGGAACAAGACGTCTGCCGCCGCGGGAGGTGGGATTAGTCTGACCTTTGACCTTTCGGCCAACCGGAACAGGTCATAGCCCTCTGGCGTGTCGGTAGCGAACTCGTCGGTGATCGACCGGTCCCAGCCCCGGCGCTGGATATATCTCAAGGGTCGCTGGCTGCCTAGCAGCTTGACCCCGTATCCGTTCCGCATGTTGCTGGGAGCGTCATACATGTCCCTGACTGCGCTAACGGTGAAGGACTGGACCCCAGTAGGGTAGCCGGTCGTGACGACGCTCAGGCCGAAGCCTGAGGCCGCTGTAGCCGTTACCCGCATCCCCAGCATGAACCCTGAGGCAATCACCAAGTCGTCCACCTGGAGCCCGTGCCCGGCCGGGGATGCCGCCGAGGCTTGCCCGCCACTCGCCGATACCCCTGTCACCGAGAAAGGGGCATAGACCTGCTGGGGCGTGTATTCAGCCCTCAGGAACTCCCAGCGGTACTTACCGCCCAGGAACTGGAACGCCGCTCTCAGCGAGTGGTGGGCGCGGCCGGTCATCTCGACGTCGGCCGAGGCGCCGATACAGTCGGCAATCGACTGGACCGCTGCGTTCCAGGCTATCGTGCTTTGGTTGAAGAGGCTCATCCTTGGCCTCGTCTCTTAGGCGGGTTGGAGTGCTCCGTTTTTGGCTTCTTCTTGCTTTCTCTGCTGCTCCATCTCGGACTCGGCCTCAGCGGCAATCTCGGCCCACTGCTCGTCACTGACCCTGGGCTGCTCTCTTTTCTTCTCTTCCCGCAGCATCTCCCAGTACTGGACCAGCTTGGGGACTTCCTTCATCGCGTCCCGATGCTCTGAGACCCAGTCCTTGGCGTTGCTTGCCAGTTCCCTGCGGGTCTTCTCGTTCTCGATCAAGAGGCCCAGCTTGTCCTCGAACTCTTGCGGGTCGTTGAACAAGAGACCAGTCTTGCCGTCTTCCATCTCGTGCTGGTAGGCACCCGAGTTCTGCGCCAGAGTCGCAGCGGGCTTCTTCAGCACCGAGGCTTCGTACCACTTGATGGCGCTCCGGCAGGTGTTGAACACGTTCTCCTGCAGTGGTGCCAGCGCGATGTCGTGCCCGATCATCGCCAGCCTCAGCTTGTACTCAGGATAGGGGCACCAGGACTTGTAGGTGTACCTGTGCGCCGGGATCAGTTCTTTCACCCAGGGAAAGATGGCACCCCAGATCACCCAGTGGACCTCGGGGTACTTGCGGGTGATGTTGCCCAAGGCCTCTCTGAGAGGGAACCAGTCCTCGTAATGGGCGACCCCGCCCTGCCAGAGGATCTTGATCTGCTTGGGGTTCTCCTTGAGATCCACCGGCTCATAATGGTCGAACCGGACCAGGTTGGGATGGACCAGGGTCCTCAGTGGCGTGGCGTTCTGTTTGACCGCCGATTCCACCGCGGGAGTTGAACAGCCCACCGAATCGGCCAGCTCGATCAGCATCTTCCAAGTGGTCAGCGTCTGGCGGTTCTTCAAGATCGAGAACCCGTTCTCGCCGTCCTTCCACAAGACCTTCTTCTCGCCGTTGCTGACGATGCCGATATGGTGTCCGGGTGGAATCAGGTCCCCGTTCATGTCCTTGACGCCTAGTCCCTTAAAGGCTTGGTTCAGCGGCGAGACATTGAACAGGTTGTCGTCCGTCTCCATCATGATGGTGGGCGGCCATTTCCAGCCATCTTCCCGCTTGGAAGCCAGGAACGACTGGACACCCCTGACGTTCTGGATATTGGCCTCGCCGACTGGTTGGTACATCAGCACCAGGTCCGCCTCACAGAACTGCTGGATCCGTTCCATCAAAGGAATGTCGGCCAGGTTCTGGTCGATCACCGCCTTGACCGGCAACCCCAGATCCTCAGCCGTCGAAAGCTGTACCCCCAGCCGGTAGTAGTGGGACGCCGTTGCCTTGGGTGGATAGAGCGTATAGACGTTCAGATCCTTCACTGGCCACCAAAGGTCTTGCGGAACCAGTCGCCCACCGGGTTGCTCGACTTCTTCTTCGGCGTCTTGGCCGGGGTCAGGATGCCTGACCACTCAGGCCCCAGCCCTGACGTGTCTACCGGGGCTGAGTAATTTCCCACCGTCGCCGTCGGGTACTTCCTTACCGGGACCTTGGGGCGTGGGCTACCCATTGGAATGCGAGCCCTTGAAGATGTCGCCGGGAGATGCCTGAGAGTTGGGCGTGTCGGGATCCTCGATGTCCGTCCCCGAGCCGTTGGTGGCCCCGGTGGGCATGTCGGCCTTGCGATCCTGGGTGGCACAGATTGGATTGGGGAAGTTGACACCCGTAGGCCCACCGGCGGCGTGGACCGTGCTCTCGATCGCCCCGCTGGTCTCGGTGTTCTGAATCGGCTGCGAATGGCCCGAGTCCGGCACGTTAGGCAGATAGTCCTTGCCCGGCGAGCCGCTGTTGCCCCCTCTCATCACGACTGCCATGTTAGATCTCCTTGCCGTCTACGAACGTCACCTGGTTATCCAAAATGCGCCGGTTCTTGCGGCGGTCGTAGGTGCAGTACTCAGGGTTTCTGTCGAGGAACCCATAGAACTTGCGCTTGTCCTTCATCCAGTCGGGGTCCAGCAAAGTGTTCATCGCGGCAAACAGCGGGATGTTGACGAAGCTCGCCACTCGGCGGAATTCATTGCCCCGGTGCAGCGTTCCGTCGTCCAGCTTCCTCAGGTCCGCGATCCCCTCAAAGCGGGGGCCGTAGTACTCGGGATTGGACGCCATCAGGAGCTTGGGGTCCATCATGATGTCTGCCGCCGTCTCGTTCTTGCCGATGAAGAAGGCCATGCTAGCCCCCGAACCTGCCGCCCATCCAAGGGCTTGCGCCGTTGGTGTGGTGGTCCTTCTCCTTGTCAGTGTCCGGCGCGTTCCAGGCCGCGCCGTTGGGAATCCCGTCCGCCATCGCTTCGGGGAAGTCCCTCTGCTGGTCGGGAATCGGCGTCTCGAAGTGTCCGATCGAGCCCGAGGTGACGCTCGGCTTGACGCTGGTGATCGGAATCGCGTGTCCACCCCGCAGGGTGTCTTCGCCCTCATGCCCTTCAATCACGTCAGGATCCCAGCCCTTCGCCCGGACTACGATCTTCTGGGCTTTCTCAGTCTGTCCCTGCATCTCTAGCCTCCTGGACCTTTGAGGGCCGGACTCCCCACCTCTCCTCGCCCGGCCCCCTCTGGCCTATCGTTTAGCCGTTGGTGACACCCGTCACGGCGTACCAGGCGGAGGGATGATCGAGCTGCATCGTCGCCTCCATCAGTACGATGCCACGGGTGTGGTCGCCGCCCTTGCCCATCGGCTTATGCTGGGGCGGACGGTAGACCGCCACCTTGGCCATGCTGCGGTCGCCGATGAAGTATGCCCCCACCGCCGAAGAAGTCGAGCACGGGATGAAGCGGTCCGTGATCACCGCCAGCAGCTGGTTGAACGGGGTCTCGAACACGTCGATGTTGGCCACGATCCGCATGTCCGAGGCAGCGATGTTCCGGGTGTTGTAGGTGGTCGCCAGCGTCGCGACCGTGAACTGGCGCTTGGTGTCGGGCGCGAACCAGATCGAGTCCGGCTCGGCCCCCGCCTGGAACAGCACCTGAGCGCCACCGATCAGGTCGGCAGTGACGAAACCGCCCGAGGCCGAAGACGCGGTGGTGATCCCCAGGCCGCGGAACCCTCTCATCAAGGGTGCCGTGGTCGCCTCGGCGCCGGTTGCGGATGCCGCCACACCGGTGCCGGAGTTGAACGCCCGGGCCTCGAAGTTCCTGGCGATCTCCTTGAACGCCTTCATCGTCTGGTACTCGTACATATCGCGGATGCCAGCCACTCTAGCCTGGCGCTCGCGATCGGAGACGATGACGTGGCGCGAGAAGATCTGGGTGACGTTGGTGAGTCTGGCCGGGCCGGTGATGGTGTCGCCGCCAAAGTCGATGCCTTCAGCCAGACCTGCCGTGGCGGTCGCCGCCAGCGAGTCCACCGCCCAGGAGTGCATCACGTCATAGGCGCGGATCTTGGGCGCGGTCGAGAAGAACGGCGTCTGGTAGGAGTCCAGGATGGTGCAGATGTCCATCAAGTCCTCGTGATGCCCAGCGCCAGTGACGGTGTTCAGGTAGCCCGAGTCGATGGTCGAAAATAGACCAGCGTCAGAGACTGTTCCGGGTGCGGTCGGCATGTCCTTATGCCCCTCTTCAGGACTTCCTTACTGATTCAGGAAGTCGTCGGAAATCGCCGTCTTGAGCCGCGCGCGTGCGAAAGCCGCTGCGGTGTTGCGGTTGGGGTTCTCGCGGTAGTTCCGTGCCGCTACCTCGACTGCCGCCTCTTGCCCTTGGGGAATCCGCCGGGCGTCCCCTGAGCGTTGATTGGGGATCTGTGCCTCGGTCAGGTCCGAAGTGTCAGGCGGGGCGCCGTTCCGGTGGGACTTGCGCTTGGTCTCTCCCAGCCGGTGGTAGGCCAGTTCAAAAGCAGCTACGGGATCAGCCTGGAAAACCCGGTTGTACATTTGCTGGAAGTCGGAATCGGTGTTGAGCAGTTCCCCGATGTCGGACTCGAACTTGCCGTAGTCCTTGTACTTGCCGAGCATTGTCTGGCGTGCCTGCATGCCCCGAACGAGCGGCTCGAACTTCTGTGAGACAATCTGGTTGGCACGCTGGTCAACGTATTCCTCCAGCGCGTCCACCGGCACCGCCGCTTCGGCAAGCCTTTCTCCTGCAGTGTTCCTGTGCGGCACGTCCTGATGGGGGTTCACATAGGCCGACTGAAGGTTCTGGTTCAGCTCGGCGAGACGCTTGGCCTCTCTTGAAGAGGCGGCGTAATCGCGCGAGACGTTGGCCAGCTTGGCTTCTAGTTCGGCGATGCGCGGATCAGGTTCTTGGGCCTGAGAGCCGTTCTGCTCTTCCATCGTTTCCCTTCCCTGGGAGCTTATGAGGCTTGGGCTTCGCCGACCTCGGCTCCGTTGCGCGCCTCTTCCTGACGGCGGTTCACTTCGTGGTTCACCAACTCATTGTGCCATGCGGTCAACGTCCACTCAATCTCCGAGATGCGGCCGCGGATCATCTCGTCGCTGTTGCCCGCCAACTCGCCACTGCGCTTGTCGGGGGTCATCACCAGAGCCTTGATCAGTTGCTGGCCACGGTTGGCGTAGATCACCTGCATCACGCCCTTCCAGCCGGCAGTCCCTAAGGTGACCTTGACCGCTTCAATCTGTTCTTGGTTGAGCATCAGATCGCTCCTAGGGGTTGCGGCTGCTGGACGTTCATCTGTTGTCCCAGGACGCCCGGGCTCAGTTGCTCCAGGTTCGTGGCTCCTGGGGCAGCCTCGGCGCCCTGCGGGGCTCCCTGGCCTTGCGCAGCCGCCATCAGGTTGACCATCGAGGGCTGGCTGTTCAGGAAGTCCTGGAAGTTGGGGTAGTCGAACAGTTGGAAGCCTTGTTTCAGCCAGTTGGCCCAGTTGACGATCTGGAGCGCCGCGGGGTTGGCTGACATCATCTGGCTGAAGGCAATGTAGTCCTGCTGTCGGATGCTCCGGCCCAGCATCTGAGAGGCTCCGACGGCTCGGGCCTTGTAGTCGGCGGCGAAGTCGTCCTCATCCACCGTGACCCGCTCTTGGTAAGGCATGCCGGTGATGGCGTTGACGCTCGCAATCGAGCCGATGTACTTGGTGTAGGGCTTGGGCAAGAGTCTCCGGTCGAGTTCCCAGAAGGCATTTGCCAAAGGCTCTACCATCCCCTGCTCGATCGCCAGGCTTTCCATCGCTACCCGGGTCAGGGCGTTCTCCTGCCGTCCGAGGAATCCTCGGGCGGTCTCTCTACCGCCACCTCCGCCCCCACCCATCAAGGCTTCGGTCTGGCCGGTGCCTAGCTGCATGAAGCCAAACAGTTGCTCAATCTCGGCGTTGCCGAGTTGGACGTTGCGCATGTCCGGGCTCAGCGGGCGGATGTTGGAGTCGTCGGCTGGACCCGTCACCGTGATGATGCGTCCCGACCTGGAAAACAGGTTCTGGGTGTTGATCCCAGCGGTGTCGGAGACGATCCACTGGTTGTCCAGCAACAGGTCCACCGAGTCGAGCTTCTGGTTGTTGAGCCGGTCCGCTGTCCTTTGGGGACCGTAGGCGATCTCGGCCTTGGCGATCCCGTCGAAGCTGTAGGGGTCGCTCATCGGAGCGCAGGCGATAAAGGGCTTCCGCTGGTTCGGGAGCTGGGACTCGCGGTTCTTCAGGACCACTCGTTCGTTGCCGATCGCGATACAGCGTGCCCGGATCCCTGAGGTGGCAAACTCTGAAGGCACTAGGCCGTGCATCTCCCAGATCTCTACCGGCTTGGCGAACCTCTCGTTCTGGCGGGCCTGGTAGTCGTACTCGTTCCGGTAGGTGGTCCGCCGCTGGGTGTACTCGGATGCCCCGGCTCCAGTCATCGGGAAGTCTTTCAGCATCTGGACCGCCGACTTGTCGAAGTAGGGGTAAGGGCCCTCAGCGTCTTCCATCAGGTCGTCCCAGTCAGCCCAGTAGCGGTGGATCACCCAGGCCATGTCGTCAATCCGGGTCCGGGCCGGCTGCTGCCAGAAGTCTAGCCGGTCGATGGTCTCCCAGGTCGGACCATTAAAGAGTTCGGCGTCATACTCCCGCATCACCGGGACCGAGAAGCCGGGGGCGATCTCTTCGTTCTGGACCGACCGGTTCCTGCGGGTAACGTTCTTCCAGCCGTATCTCAGGATCCCGGTGCCACAGATATCGGCCTGGAGGAAGAAGTCGATCGCCCGGATCACCGAGTCGCAGTCCTTCATCTGGGCCGAGATCAGCATCTCTGCCTTCTTGGCAGACCCAGCGTCTTCCGGTGCGTAGCCTTCAAAGTTGACGATCGGCCAGGCACCGAAGGAAGTCTGGACCTTCCTCGCCACGTCCGACTGGATCATGGCGAAGGTGAAGGGGATCGAGATCTGGTTGCGGAACTGGGAGCCTCTTCCGTCCCAGACCCCGCGGTAGGTGTTGTACTGGGACTGGATGCGGCTGAAGACCTTCTGGTTATAGCGCAGGCTCTCTTGCCTGCGGCTATCTACCAGTTCGATCACCCGGCGCCAGTCGGGGTAGTCACGAGTGCGCGTCGGGGAACCGGTGTTGAGGTCGCGTCCTGCGCTAGCCATCCGTGGCCCTCTAGTAGATCTTGATCTGCGGGTTTACCTCTGACTTGCCCGTCTCTACCGCCTTGGACAGTAGCACGTCAATCTCGGCCATCAAACGGTTTCGCTGGGTGTTGAGTGTGTCGAGCTTCTTCACCAGGTCTGGCGGAAGGCCTTCGTTGTCCCGTGCCGCCTCGTGGACTCGGTCCTGGACGAACCACAGCTTCATCGAGGTAGTTATCAGCTTGTCCACCAGAGAGCCTAGGGTGTCAGACATGGGCCATCAGCCATTGATCGCGCCACTCGGGCCATAGGGTCCGCAACTCGAACTCGGTGGCGTTTAGCTGGTTCTCTCCCAGGTTTGACCAGATCACCTTGGGGTTATCGCCGATCGGGTCGTGGACCCGGATAGCGGGAACCTTGAGCGCCCCTGCCAAGGCTACCGGGGCCGAGCCGCAGGCGATCATCGCCCGGGACCCGGCAAGGTAGTGAGCCAAGACCTGGAAGTCGCCCTTGTCGTCGAAGGTGAGCCACTCGGGATAGGTGCGCTGACCAATCTCGCGGTCCCTTTCGGCGCCGATGAAGACAATCTCGTCGAAGGTGGACTCCAGTTCCTGTCTCACCGAGGCGAGGAACTTCCAGAACTGAGGGCTGGCTTTGGTGTGGGTGCAAACTGGCATGCCGTGGAGCACTAGCCGGTTCTTCTGGGTCTGGGGCTCGATCTCGAAGCATGGGGTGCTGGCCAGGGTGTCCTGATCCACGTCCAGTTGGACCTTGCAGGTCTCGCGGCACTCCAGCGTTAACTGGCGCTGAGGGAAGCCTCTGAGACCTAGGTGATAGACCCGGTTGCCGGCGAAGTCCTTGCTCTCTAGGCCAAAGTGCCAGGGCTGGCCGCCGCACTGGTAGCCCTTTATGCCGCTTCGGTACTCCACCCGTTCGACGTAGGACTGAGCCTCCATCAGCGGCCTCAGCATCTTGCAGGTGTGCTCGTCCATCCAGATCACGGCCTTCTGGCCGGTCTGTTTCGCCCAGTGGTAGACGATGGGCCACTGCATGATGGCGTCGCCACACTTGCCGGGAAGGGTGAAGATGGTCTCGCTCATCGTGGCTCCTTGACGTACAGGTCGTTGTCAGCGCTACGCATCCGCCTACGGTAGCCGTACTCCCTCAGGTAGGCGTCGTGTTCCCCGACTTGCCAGGCTTCGACCACGATCACCTTGGGTGCCCAGCGAACCAGGTCGCAGCCTTCCAAGACGTCCTGCTCGGCCCCCTCGACATCGAGGCAGAGCACGTCCAAACTCTCGTACTCCCACTTCTCCAGTATCTGGTCCACCGTTCTGACCTTGGTCTTGAACGTCACCCAGTTGCGGATCCCAGCCGATCGCTCGGGATGCGGCTTCAGGGCCGAGTGGGACTCGGGGTTGGCGATGTTGACCTGGAAGTCCTGCTCGTCGGCGGGTTCCTTGCCGCAGGCGCAGTGCTCCACCGAGAATCGGTTCAGATCAGCGATATCGGCCAATTCGGGGTTGGGCTCGACACAGATCACCCGCCAGCCGTGCTGCTTCTCCAGCAAGTAGGTGGAGTTCACCGACACCCCATCGGCCGCCCCGATATCGATGGCGTGGCCCCGATAGTCTTCCCGAAAGTAGCCAATGATCAGTTGATGAAGCGGGCCGTTGGGCGGCACCACTTCCAGTCGTCGCTCGCGGTAGACCACGCCGTCAGCCACCTTCACATCGCCGCCTTGAGCCTTCTCAGACACAGGGCGAAATCCTTGGCGCAGAACCAGAGGAAGCGCTCAGCGTCGGCCATCATGCGCTCTCTCATCTGGGGGTGGTCGATACAGGCGTGGTGCAAGGCCACTTGGGGAACGTGGTGGATCCTGCCCAGCGACTCGGCCAGGATCTGGAGCACCGTGTCTTGGCAGAAGTGCTCTAGCTCTGGGTAGTTGAACCATCCCAGGGTGTCCAGCCAGTTCCTTGAGACACAGGCCCAGTTGACCCAAGGCTGGCCTTCGGCCTGTAGGGTGTCCGAGCCCTTGAGGTGAACCAGTCCGATATCGTTGCTAAAGGTGTCTAGTCCCTGTTCTAGCTCGACGTCCCAGCCTGGCCGTGTGAAGACAATATCGTCCGATACGACCAAGTAGCCGCGGTACTGCCTGAAAGTGTCACACAGGGCGTTTACGGCCCTTCCACGACCCTGTGGCTCACCAATCATGAGAACCACCCGCTCGCTATCGAACCTGAGCCGGGTCGATGGGACGTCGTCCTTGTCCACGTAGAGCAGAACATCGGCTTGGGAGTACTCCAGGACGCTAGCCACCATCTTGACCACTCGTTCGGGACGGCCCCGAGTAGGGCAGACGACCGCGATCATGCCCGGTCCCTGGCGTCTTGCTTCATCCGCTCGATGCTCTTGATCTTGGCCCTTATCCGCTTGACGATCGCCCGCCTACCCACGGCGCACCAAGAGAGGAAGGCGTGCTCGTCGGTCCTCAGCAGGTCCGAGTTCATCGAGGTCAGCGCCTGGTGATGCATCAGGAACTTGTCCGCCGGGGCGTACTCTAACTGGGTCGCCTCGCCCAGCATCTCGATCACTGTGTCCCAGACGAACCCATAAGCTGGTGGGAAGGCGTACCAGCCTACTTCCTCGATCCACTCGCGGCTGACGTAGGGGTGAGTGCAGTAGTCACCGTCGCTGGTCGCCGGGCTCACCACCCCCAGCTTCCCCACGAAGCCATCGAAGGTCTCGATCACGTACTCGTCCCAACCTTTGACCATGAAACGCGAGTCGTCGGGCGTGGTGCCGAAGATACGGTACTCGTCCTTGTGCTTCTCATAGAGGAAGTTATTGGAGGCCACGGGCCCTATCTGCTTATCGACGTTGAACCTCACGCGGTCGCCGAATTTGCCCTTCCAGTCGATCCAGTCCAGGTACTGGTGGATCTGGTCGGCATCAACGTAGACCGCCAAGTCGGCCTTGTCCGAAGTCTTGACCAGCGACTCGACGCAGCCCAGCAGTTCTTCCCTGCGGTCGCGGCTGGCGCAGGTCACGAGAATCGGTCCGCTCGGTGCCGTCACGTCAGTTCCAGGTACCAGTCGCGGTAGCGGGCGAACTCTTCCATGCACTCCCTCTGCCAAGCTTCGTCGTTGGTTTCCATCGCTTCAGCCGCCCAGCCCAGTGCCATCGTGATCCCCTTGGCATATCTCATGTGCGGCAGTGTGCTGGCTACTAGATCGGGTGGCTCGCGGTCCATGATGCGTTCGGCGGCCTTGGCCAGAGCCACTCTTTCTTCAATCGCTACTCGGTGCTCGGAGGCCGCTCTTAGAAGGGCCGCCACCTCATGCCGCAGGCTCACTGGCCTTGGGCTTCCGCTTGACTGGGCGCTTCATCGCCTTGTGGACCCGGAGACCGATCTCGTAGCCCAAGAGCTGCGGCGGTAGGTCCGGGTCGTAAGAGGCGCGGATCGAGATGCCGGGTTCGCCGGGTGGGAAGATACCAATCTGGACGATCAACGAGCGCTGTGCCATTCAAGCCTCCCTGACGTAGACGTTGTCGAACTCTTTGCGATCGATCATGCGATAGCCTGCTGGGGCAACCAGCGAAGTACCATCGGGATAGTCCTCCAAAACGATCACCCTGGGCTTCCAACGCTCGATATCGAAGCCTTTCATGACTTCTACCTCGTAGCCCTCGGAGTCCACCGTGAGGAAGTCCAGCCTAGGGAACCCGGCTTCTTCCAGGATGCGGTCGAGCCTCAGCATCTGGACCTGGGCCGATACACCGCTCTTATGGACGAAGCCAGAAGCGGAGGCCATGCTGCCGCCGCCGTGAGCGTAGAAGGTAGCGATCCGGTCCTCAGCCCCGGCTCCGACCGGGCGCCAGAGCTTGCGGCGGCTGCGTCCGATCTCTTCCAGTCCGGGATTGGCCTCGACGCAGAGCACGATCCAACCCTTTTCCTCAAAGTGATACGTGTTGCTGAAGCAGTGTCCGTCGTTGGCCCCGACGTCACAGGCATAGCCGAAATCGGGCAGTAGCGGCTCGACCAGGACATCCACGCCGTTGGTGCAGTGAACGCTCAAAGCACCACTTCAATATTAGGGAGCGGGAACACAAAGCTGGCGCCGGCATCCAAGGTGGCCCGCTCACGTCTCAGGAACTCGTCCCGGAACGCCCAGGGGCCGACCAGGATATAGCCCGGATTGTTCTCACGCATCGCCTCTTCGCTCACGATCGGCAGCCACGAGCCCACCATTCTCAAGTTGAACTTGAGCGGGTTCCGCTCGGCGACACCGATGAAACTATCGTGGGAGTCCAGGTACTGGAGCATCACCGTCATCTTGGTGCTGGCGCCGTAGATCCAGCATCCTCGCTGAGCGAAGGGACCGCGGCAGAGGTCCAGCATGCGCTCTTTCCACTTGGCGGCGCGCTGGGCAAAGGTCTGGGCGTCCTCCCGCGTGGGTCGCTTGATCCCTAAGAGGTCCTCTCTCTGGCGGGTGGACTTCCGGGCGATCACCCTGATCGAGCCACCGTTGACGTCGTTGTGGGTGACTCGCGTGATGGTGAGCCCGTGCTGGCGGTAGAGGTCGGCCAGGACATGGATGTCGTAGTAGGTCAGGTGCTCATGGCAGACAGCGGCAAAGTCGTTCTTCTCCAGCATCGTAGGAGAATCCGAGAGCTGGTTGATCCAAATGCCATCACTGCTCAGGACGTCGTGGATGTCCCTGACGAACTTCCCGGGGTCATCGAGGTCGTAGAACATGGCGCAAGACGTGATGACGTCGTAGGGGCCGGTACAGGAACCCTTGGAGAAGTAGTCCGTTACCACCTTCTTGGCGTGTTGCTGCAGGGTGCCCTGGAAATCCAGCGCTGGCTCACAGGCGGTCTTGTGGAACGTCTCTGGCACCTGAGAGAGCAGGAACCCGTCGTTGGCTCCGATATCCAGCCAGGTGCCGAAGCGGTGGTACTGGAGCGCGTTCTCGACCACGTTGCTCAAAGCGTCCTTCATGGTCTGGTTGATGCTGGAACGGTACCAGTACTTCCGGAACAAGAGGTCGTTCTTGACGGTGTGCTCTAGCTGGAGCAGGCCACAGTTGTTGCACCTCACCAGATGGAGCGGGGCTCTCGGGAGGCCGTAGTCGATATCGGCGACGAACCTGGGGAGGAACTGTTCGCCCAGGTCCAGTACCGGTTCCAGTTCCGAGGCGTAGCAGGCTCGGCACTTGGTGATGGTGTCGTAGATCGGCTCTAGGATGGTCCGAGTGTCATCCTTGGCGCTGAACTTCACTTCCGTGCGTTCCATCGGATCTCCTAGATGTTCCTGAGGGGTTCTCTGGGATTCTCTGCTCGCCAGCGCGCGGTATCATCGTCATCGAACATCCGGCTGTCCAGTCCTTCGACTTCCAACAGTTGCGAGCCGTGCTCCCAGGGAGGCTTCTGCTGCGCCACTCGCTTCATCGGCTGATAAAGTTCGGGCTGGAATGCGTCCGCGTGGGCATCGACGTAATCGTCCTTCATCTTGGGGTTGACCATCATCTGGCCGATCTTGGCCATCTGCTCTAAGAGATGGCTCATCCCCGGGGCGCCTTCTACCCACTTGACATGCCCGTCCACCCAGAAGGTGGCGGCGTTGACGATGCGCTCGATCTTGGACTTCCCCTTGTTGCGGTTGAACTCGTAGAACATCGGCATCGGCTCGCCGACGTCACTGAAGAAGTTCCGCAGCGCCAGTTCTAGCGTTCCACCTCTTCCGCCACTGGCGAAGAAGTCCCCCGCTAGGGCAAATACCTTCCTTCCCTGCTTCCGGTAGCGCTGGACGATAGCAACCATCTGCTTGGCGAAGTCCTCAGCTCGCCAGAGGGGTGAGCCATAGATTTCGCAGACGTAGACGTCGCCTGAGCCGTTTCTGGGGTAGCCGTGGATGACCATCACGGTCTCGTCTTTGGCCACACGTCTTTCGCCATGAGCGAAGGCGGTATCGAAACAGATGGCGTACCTCAGAAGGTGCCAGGGAACATCTTTGCTGGGAATGCGGCACTGCTGGATCTGGTCCCTCGTGATGGGGTTGAACTCCGAGATGGCGGGGTCGTTCAACACCTGGGCGGCGTATCTCAGTGGGTCTCTACGCTGGTAGTCCTTGAGCCGCTTCTCGGGCCAGGTCTTGGGGGCGGTGGGTTTCTCGTCCTTGTCCCTGGCACTTAGGAAGTAGACGTGCCACTTGCCGCCGTCCGATGCGGTGATGCTATCGGTCTCCATCCCGGTCAAGGTGGCAACGCCTTCATCCCGGAACGCCACGCCGAGGTGGTCGTCGTCGTCGTACCGCGTACCAACCCAGACAATGAGGCCATCCGCCTGGACCACCGGAACCATCGAGGTGACTTGAGAATTGACCGTGGCCAGCCAGTTGGTGTCGGACGTCATGCGCTCATAAGAGATGGGGTCGTCGTGGATCCAGACGTCCGGGTGGGCGCCCACGATCGAGGTCTCTACCGCGAAGGTGCCGAAGCTGGGGTCCTTCCTACTGGTGTTCTTCCTCGCCGCGTGGGTGATCTCCTTGCCGGTCCAGCTTCTGGCCTGGGTGCTCCAGTTGCCGTAGAGGGTGTTGAACATGGCATAGGGGTCGGAGCCGTCCAGCACGGCCTTCATGCCGCCTAGGATCTTCTGAGACAGCTCCGTTCGCTCTGAGCCGACATAGATGCTGACTTCGGGGTCTCTGACCTGGATCCAGAGCTGGAGCGCCTGGGAGAGGGTGGTCTTGCCAAGCTCTCTAGGGATCACCAGGGCGAGGTGGGTTTGCTCAACGATGCCGATCGCTCGGCGCTCGAACCAGAGGTCTACGTGTTGCTGGAACCAGTCGGCTACTGGCTTATGGATCTTCTCATCGATCCACTTCTCGCCCTTGGGGTTGATGCCGGCGCCAAAGGCGTAGAGGAAGAAGGCCCAGAAGTTCTGGCGGCAGCGGTGCCTCAAGACTTCGAGTTCGTCCTCATAGGGCCAGACCTCGCAGAGCTCACGCGGTTTCCGCAGGTACATCCGTGCCCCCTTCGGCCTTCCACCGCTCTAGGAGGATCCGCCCGCACTGGGTCTGGCACCACATGGACTTCTTCAAGGCGCTGCCGTACTTGGGGTAGCCCTTGATGGTGCCGCCCTTGATGCCAGCATCGCCCATGTACTTAAAGAGCTTCTTGTGGGTGTTGCAGGCCATCGCTTCGGCTTTGAGCTGGGGCGGGAGGTCGTCGAAGGAGAACTTGTCGGTGTCGTCGATTTCCTTGCTGGTCGCGGGGAAGGCTCTACGCCAGCCGACCTGGCACTTCTCTTTGCCGAGCGACTTCATGAACCGGGTGACCCGTTCCAGTTCCTCTTCGACCGTCATCGGCGTCGGGAGGGTCACCGTGGCTGATTCCATGTTCATCAGCATCCGGTACGCTTGCGCTCGCTGGGCGCCTTCGCCGGTCTCGGCCATCTCGGAGAGTCCGCGGCGGATATCGTCCATCGAGAGAATCTTGGCGGTGCCGCGTCGGACTTGGCCGTGGCGCTCTAGCTTGGCGCGTTCCCTGCGGCGGGGCGGGAAGAGGCGAGGTTCCTCTTCGAGCAAGGTTTCACGCTCAACATCATCGTCTTGGCTCATGCCTTAGCCCAGTGGACCTCGGTGTGATGCTTCTGGCACAACCAGACGACCTCAGCGGGTCGAGAGTAGTCCGGGTGGTGCATCTGCGACCAGTAGTCGCCGCATACCGAGCAGGGCTCTCGCTTGATGGTTCCACGACGCAGCCGCATCGCAGCGAGCTTCCTGGCCTTCACCTTGTTGTTGTAGGGGTCGGGATGGGACTTGCGCCAGTTCCGCATGTATGCCGCCCTGCAGGCGCGGCACTTCCTTCTGCCATCACATCCCGGCAGCCGACAGAGACTAAAACGTGAAACATCGTCCTCGCCGTCCATCACTTGTTGAGGAAATCCTTGACCTTTTGGGCACCGGACTTGACTACGCCGTAAGCGGTCTTGCCTTGGCTCATCAGATCCTTGGCGCCGCGGCTGAAGTCTTTCAGGGCAGGTCCGATGATGGGCATGATATCGGCTTCCATCACCTGCCGAGCTTCGGACTTCTGGGTTTTGCGCTTGGGTACGGCGGGGCGTGCCATGTCTATGCCTTCCTTGGTAGATAAGCGGCGCGCGGTCCCTCTGAGCGCTCCAGCAGACCAGTTCTGGCTCGCTCGTCTCCCCTCACGCCGCTCATATCGTGGTGCTTCCCTTCCTAAAGCCGGTGACGACGCCTTGCCGGCTGGTGGGGTTGGTTCTCGTCCTGCGCTTGCTGGGGGTGGGTAGCGCCGGGGGTGAGACGGGTTTGGGCGGCGTCGAGACGCGGTCGCCTTGCATCTTGGTAAGTTCGCGGTTGACGAAGTCCTCGGCGATGGATTGCTGATCGCGCCTCAGCTTGGCGGGGTCCGTCCTCTTAGGTACGGCGGGCCTACTTCCGGCCACGACCACCTCCGCTGTTCATCCAGTAGATGGCGGCGAACACGATGGCGACGCAGATGATGAGGGTGAGCACGGTCAGCGCTTCTTCCTCGTCGGTCGCTTGCCGCGTGCCGGGCGGTCGGCCGAGCCGGTCTCTTCCTCGTTCTTGCGCTCAGAGAGCATGATGGCGATGGCCTGCTTGCGGTTCTTGACCACCGGGCCCGACTTGCCGCCTGAGTGCAGCTGTCCAGCTTTGTACTTGTGCATCACCTGGCTGGATGGCACGGGCTCCCTCCTTGGAGGCGGAGTCAGGCGGGCCCGAGAGAACCCGCCTTTCGTCCGGTTCGTTCGTTCAGCGGTGAGTCGCGACGTGCCATCATCGCCTAGACGCCCAAAGGCCGCTAAGGGCGCCTCGCTCATTCACGCCGCGTTGTCACTCTAGAGGGTTCTTGCCCTCAGTGGAAAGAGGAAAGTCCGGCACGCTCGCCCAGCCGCGCTCCTGGATCATCCCTACGAGTGGCTGCCCAACCGGCCACTTGTCCCCCCAGCTTCGGTACCTACCAATCTCCTCGGTGCTGATCTGCGGGTACTTGGCCTTGTGCTTCTGGAGGACCTCGGCTACCTGGTTGGGAGTTGGTTTGCCGGCGAAGATCCGCGTCAGCAGCTTGGCTCTGAAAGTTCCGTAGGCGTCGTGAGTTATCATTTTATCCTTGCTTTGTGGCGCAAACTCAAAACAATTGCGCCCAGGAAGGGCAAGAGGGACGCCAGTCCCTCGGTTAGTCTTTAGTGCCTTTACTGGTGTTCTTTACCAGTTTCAGCGAAAGCTTTATTGAAGGCCCGCAGAGCCTCAGCCTTGCCCATCTTGCGCAGGAGCCCGACCAGCACCAGTCTCTTCATGCACCCTAGTGCATAGTCGTAGGCCTGCTCGGGATTGATCTCGTAGAGCCGCTCGTACTCCCACTTGATCGTGGGGTGGCCGTCGAGCCAGCGCTCCAACCGTTCGCGGGTGTCCTCCCAGTATTCAGCCATGCTGTCTCCGAGTAGGTGGGCCATCCTTGGCCCCAAGCGTGAACTACTTCTTTTCCCGATGTAGCGCCATCGGCAGGATGTTCCGGTGCTGGTTGGACAGTCCAGCGTACTTGTACTCCATGTCCACCACGCGAACCAGACACTTCCCCACGTTGCAGACAGCGTTGGCCACCTGGGGGCTGACTCGGCCCGCCAGGATATCGGCCATCAGGGAAGCCATCACGTCGCGGTAGTTCTCGGTGGTCTTGACGCCTCCGTGGGCGAGGGCCATGCTGTGCGGGGCATCCTCAACAACCGATTGATTTGCCGCAGTGTTCTTCTTGCTTCTCGCCATTTCCTGTACTCCCTTATTTCGGCCGGGATGATTTCCTCCAGCGCCGGATGGCCGTGGAACCGGACGCGAAGTCTTTGCTCTAGCTTGCGTTCAAGTGCCCGCTCGTACAGATAGCGTGTGTCTCGTGAACTGCGAGGCTTGTGCGCACGGAGTTTCCTGGCCCTTAAGTCTCTTAGTGCGCAGACTCGGCAGTTCTGACGGCCGGGAACCAACAGACGGCCGCAGTCGCAGAGGTCCAACGACCGAAGAATGACGCGCTGGGCCTTAAGTTGGCTGGCGGTCAGGCGATACCTAGCCCGCGCGGATGCTCGCCACTTGGCATATTGTTCTGGAGCAGGTTTTCTCGGACACTTGCGGGCGGCTCGTGCTTGATTCATCTCCCGACAACGAGCACAGGACATTTTCCCGAATTCTCGTGGGCGGCCACATTTGGGGCATTCTCCGAGCATGCGCCGCCGAGACTCCTGCCGGCGCTTCCTAGCCCTACGCTTGGCGCTGCATGCTGGACATTCGGATTTGGCAGGTGTCCGACCACAGCGATAGCAAAGCCCAGCGGCCTTGCGCTTGCGATAGGATCTGGCCTGGTAGACAGGTTTGCGGCGGGCCCTGTAAACACGTTGATTGGTGTCCCGGCATCGGTCGCACAACATCCGGCGGTAACCCAGAGCGGAACCACAGGGGCAGAACCGCACTGTGGCACGGATGACCTTTGGTGTTCTTCTGGCGTTTTCCCGCCAACGCAACTGGTCCTGGTAATGCTTCTGACAGACATTCCGACCTGCAGCGCAAGGGCGGGTACAGCGATAACAGACGCCGGAGGCACGGCGCCAGGCTCTCACTCGACGCCGAGCAGCCATCCGCTTTCCGATACAGCGGTAACACCTGAGTCGGCCGGGGGCTCTATCGGCTCCACAAGCACACTGACCCGACAGTCGATACCGGGCTTTCATGCGGCTCTTCTGTGAGTTCCGCTTGGCAGCGCATCGTAGGCAGTAGTAAGCCTCTCCACGTTCTCGGCCACAACCACACAGCCCGTCCGCCCTAAGCCTGGCCCGGTGGCGGCGCCGGTACTCACGCTTGGCTGCTGTGTCGCTCAACCGGAGACCTCGCGCCGCAGATCCTCCAACGCCCCAGACTCCTCCAGCCTCTCCAGCAGCTTGACCTCCTCCGGCGAGCAGACCCCCGCTAGGTCGTATCCCCTCCGAGTTACAACAAACCTCCGCTTCACCGCCTGCGACATCCACTTGCCTAGGTCTTTCCTGAGTAGCTCCAGCCGTATTCTTTCCACAGTACCCTCCGTTGAACCCAACTGTACCGTACAAGGGTCCTGTCTGTACAGTCCAAAAAACTGTACAGCCTGGATGCAATCTTGACAGGGACCTACGTTCCCTCAACTACGCCCGGAACGGTGGGGGGAGGGGCCTGTATGTTCTTGTCACTGCGTGCTGTTAGAAGCAGGTGTGTCAAAACGGACACAGTTAGCTGGGTGCCCAGAGAGCCTAGAGCCTGGCGTTAGGTGGTGGTGTGTCATGTGGCCTTGTGGGTTTTCGCTCTACAGGCTTACATCCCTGGCCTCACCGTGAGGGAGCGGCTATGCCTAGCGTTGTCGCATAGGCGCAGAGTATGACTCAGCCCCCAAGAGTCTAAGAGGCCGCCCGAAGAATACACCTTGCATGCATGGACGCCCAGGCATACACTGCAGGTATGCAAGCCCATGAGCTCAGAGCCATCGCCGTAGATGCCCACGTTGACCCACGTACCGTTGCCAAGATCCTCAAGGGTGAAACCGTCCGCGGTGCTGCCGGCGCCCGTGCCCTCTCAGCTATCGCACGGCACCTTGCACGGGAAGTCAGTGCATCCAGCAATCCCTCGGAGCCCGCCTCTCATGCGGCGCAAGAGCTTACCAGTGGCACGGAAGAAGCAATAGACAGGCAGTAGCAGTGAACTCCGACAGGGAGAGAGTCAACATGGACAACCTCAAGCGTGGTGATAGGGTTTCC